GGGTGAACTTGACAAACCAAAACTTTATATTCCAAAACGAAATGCAGAAACGTATCACATATTGCCAATAAATGTTGAAATAGTTTTTGATTTAATAATACCAAAAGATAAATAGACATGAACCGGATAACACGCAGAACACTAAACAACAAGGGCGATAAGTGTAAGACTTACATTTACGATAGCGACAACGCTATAATCTTTAAAAAGTACACTCTAATCACAAACGATAGTTTTGTATTCAAGCCCGGCGGTGAAATCATAATCCGGCAAACTGATAAATACATTTTTACATTTCATTGGTTTGCCGTTAAAAAACAAACGCTTATCGAAGCACTTGCCCAATTTGACTTACTTTGACCATGCAAAAAATACCAGTACATTCAATCGTTGAACTCGTTTGCACCACAATGAAGGTAACGCCAAAGAACCTTATCCACCTCAAAAGAGCGCAAAGGCCATTTTATGCCAGGATGATAATTATATACCTTCTAAAAAACTACTCCTCATGTACTGAGGGTTGCAGACTTGCTGAACTTCTTTCGATGAACCAGTCAAATACAATAGCCGGGTATAAATCAATACTTCGCATGAAATCAAAAGAAAAGAATACCAAACTTGAAGAGAAGGTTTTGTATTACCTGGACGAATGCGAATTATTTTTACAACACAATTACAATTAACGCAATTAGTGACTAACTTTGCAACATGCCAGCACCGAAAAACAACCTTAACGCTGAAAAATGGGATTTAAAACAATCAAGTGAAATATTTGATAAGGCCATTGCTTTATCAGAAGGTGAAAAATATGACTTTATTGGTGAAATTGCAAAGGTGCTAAAAATATCACGAAACACATTTTGTTACCTCAGTGACAAATACCCGGAATTAAAACCTAAATATGAGTTGATAATAAGCAACTTGGAGGCAAGTTGTTTTATGCACATAAAAAACGAATCAATAAATGTAGCCGCCGGTATCATAAACTTGAAGTCTAATCACAAGTGGACCGATAGGCAACAGGTAGAAAATACTGGATCTGTTCAAATAACATCAGTTCCGCTAACAAACGATGAACTAACTTTTTTCCGTGAAACCCTCTGACCGAACATTTGAGCGTTTACGTTTATATGCAAGGATTGACTTTTGGGGATTTTGCAATTATTACGACTTTGAGTTTTTCCAGAAAAGGAAGTTTTTTAAGGATATAGCCATATTGTTTCAGTCAGTTGTTGACGAATATAAAAAAGGCAATGCGCTGACCGTTTCCGTTTCTTTACCTCCACGTTCCGGCAAATCATATATAACTTCTTTGTTTGCGGCTTACTGGCTGGCGCAATTCCCAGAATTATCTGTAATGCGTAATTCCTGCACGGCAACGCTTTACCAAAAGTTTTCATACGATACCAGGGATATAATAAAGAGCCAAAAATTTAAAGATGTATTCCCGGAAACAAAATTGCAATCTGATAGGCAGAACCTTGACGGGTGGAGCCTTGAAACATCTAAACAGGTGGGATATTTCGGGGCCGGTGTTGGCGGAACTATTATTGGTTTTGGTGCAAACCTGGCTATAACTGATGACCTGTATAAGTCTATGCAGGATGCACTAAGTACAACCACAAACAAATTTATTAAGCTGTGGAAAGAATCGGCACATGATAGCCGAAAGGAAAAGTATTGTCCTGAAATTTATATAGGTACACGCTGGGCAAAAGATGACATTATAGGCGATGCCGTCGAAAGCGGTTTTATAAATAGCCAAATATCAATCCCGGCACTGATTAACGGGAAATCGTTTTGCGAAGACGTAAAGACAACGGACGAATATTTGTTGATAAAAGAACGTACAAGCAAGTCAACATTTGAAGCTGAATATATGCAAAACCCGCTCGACGTTGAAGGGTTGCTAATACCAAAGCACACAATTAAATTTATAGATACGTCGATAATTGACAAAAAAGATGTTTCATTTTCGTTTGCCGTTGGTGATCCTGCCGATACTGGAGGCGACAAATATTCCATCCCGTTTATTGATGTAATAATTAAAGATTCAAGTTTTGCCTGCTATGTTCGTGATGTAATTCACTCCACTATCGGTATAGCGGCCAATACAGAGCGTATTATTCAAAAGATGTCAGACAACAGAACGGAAAACATCTACATTGAAAGCAACGGGGTAGGACTTGCCGCCGTGCTTTTGCTTAAAAAACAAATAACATCTGGGGCGCAAATTAGAGCGTTCCCATCTTCAACAAACAAAGAAGTTCGCATATTATCAAATTATGAGTTTATTCAAAAGTACTTCATATTTGATTCTGTTAAATATAACAGTGATCAGGAATATCGGTTATTCATTGACGACCTCACAAGTTATTCAAAAGAAGGCGACAATAAAAATAAAAAGGATGCTATTGATGTATTGAGTTCTGCCGCTAACATTCTGAAAATCAAATTTAACAAACACTTATACGGGTAATGTATCAAAATGATACAAAATAATTATTTTGATACTACTGTATCAATTTGATATATTTCATATAACTTTGCGTTGAAAAATTATATCATGAGCATTTGGGGTCAGATAATCCAATCTTTAGGCAGAAAAAACGGCATAGAGTGGCGACCGGAAGAATATGATTCTAATAAGGTTGGAAGCATTGAGATACCAGACAGGCTAAGCAACGAAAACGCTTTTTTACTTGCTAATACAGTTACTGAATTATATTTCCCTATTGACTTTTATGCAGATCGTGCCAGTAAGTTGAGGTATTATTTAGCTGACAGCAATGATAAAGAGCTTGTAAATTCAGAATATAACAGGCTGATAAAAAACATTAACCCGCTTTATTCTTTTAGCGATATTATTTATCAGTATGTTTTCAGCTATTTATCCGCCGGATATGCCGCTACGTTGGTAAACGTTCCATCTTCATACCGCAAACCTTCAGTTAATTCTATTTCGAGGCTTGACGTTTTGCAGCCTGATTTGTTATCAATTAGAGAATACAATAACGTTTCTACACTCGATATACTTTCATTGAACGACCTGATAAAAGAGGCTAAATATTGCGATGTAACAAGTCCAAAACCAATTGATATAACCAGGTTAAGGATTGATAATGTTGACACGGTAAGAATTGAAGGTAGTAACATTTTAAGCAAGAGCCCGCTATTTAAAGCATATCGACCGATTAACAACCTACTGGCTACATATTCAGCACGGTATAACGTTTATGTAAATAATGGGGCTGCCGGGTATCTGGTTAAAAAGCAATCAAATGCTAATAATATTAACGAGGCTATTGATCCAACAACAAGGGCAGATATTTTAAAAGATATTAACGAACGTAATGGTATAACCGGACGCCGTAATTTTTGGGGTATTTCTTCGGTTCCGATTGAGTTCATAAACACACTTTCCGACATTCAAAAGCTAATGCCTTTTGAGGAAACGCTCGAAGATAGTATAAAAATTGCAAGCGTTTTTCAGATACCGCCGGAGTTAATACCTCGCAAAGATCAAACTACATTCAACAACAAATCAGAGGCAGAGCGTTCAGTTTGGGAAAATGGGTTAATGTCAATGGTTGAAACTGCCGCCGCTAATTTAACAGGTGCTTTGTATCTCGACAAAGTTGGAGTAAAAATAAAAGCAGATTATTCAACCGTTTCAAGTCTAAAAACAAACGAATTATCAGTAGAAGATTTGAACACAAAGAAGCTGCAAAACTTAAAAACGTTGAAAGAATTACAGCCTAATAATAAAAACATTGATATTGAGATTGAAAAAATAACCGAAGGCTATGGAAAAAGATAAAAAAACGGAAGAAAGAAGCATTTTGAGGGCGTTGATTTCTCCAGCCGTTGATGGTGAAGATTACGACTTTGAATGTGTAGCCGTGCCAGCTGAAAACGGGCAAATAAGATATTCATACCGAAATGATGAATATTTTAACCAGGTTCTAATGGTTGACGAGAACAGCATTGACCGTTCACGCCTTGATTCAGGTTTGCCATTATTCGACAATCACCCATGGGAAAATTCAGCGGCTAACACTCTGGGGATAACAGTCGGATATGAATTTACACCTAATGGACTTGTAACCCGTTGTAAGTTTGGTGCAAGGGCAGACGAGGCTTTGCGCTCTGATGTAAAAAACGGTATTATAAAAACAGTATCCATTGAGGGCGAAATAGTAAACTATGAAGTGGTAAGGGAAAACAATCAAATACCAACATATAAAGCTACTTATTGGGTACCTGAAAGCCTATCATTTGCACCAGTACCTAATGACATAGGAGCACAAATCGAAGTTAAAAGGGCTATACAAAAGCAATTACAAACGCCAAAAGCGGACAAATCAATAATCAAAACAATTAACACTAAATTTTAAGCGCAATGAAGAAAGATGATTTTATGAAAATCGTCCGCTCAAAGGCAAAAGAAACTTTGACGGAATCGGAAGAAAACTTCTTCGGCTCTATCGGTGAAGCAATTGAAAAAGCACTCACTGAAGAATCGGTAGAACGTAACAAACAACTTAACGCAATTACCGCAAAGTTGGGAAGCGTTGATGAAGGTGAAGACCTCGCAACAGTTGTACGCAATCTTGCCACGGTAATTGATAATGTTGAGAAAAAAGCTACCAGGTCGTTCAGCAATGCAGACAAATATAACCTGCGTAAAAAGCTGGAAGAAAAACGCGAAGACATACAGCGTGCAAGGCAGGGCGGTAATCCGTGGTCGATTGAATTTAAGGCCAGCCGTGCAGCTTCGGCCATTATGACGACCGGAACAATTTTAACAGGCGCCCAGGCCGTCAACAATCCTAATCTGTTTGATGACATGGACGTTGTAGTTATTCAGTATCCTAAAAACTTCATACTCGATGCAATTTCCAGCCGGTTGGTATCAAAAGTACCTCAGACATGGAGATGGAAAGAACAGATCACAGCCGGTGACGGTGTACCAGCCGCAACAAATGAAGGTGCAGCTAAGCCGCTCGTAGATAAGAAGTTTACCTGGGCGTATGCAAACCGTGTAAAATATGCCGGGCGTGTTGAAATGACGGAAGAAGTTGAAATCGACTTCGAACAGCTCGTTATCGACATTGTGAATATGTTTGAGCAGGATGTACTTCGGGCTTGGAATAACGGAGTACTTGCCGCCGTTGTTGCTTATGCTTCGGCTTATACTTCAACCGCGCTGGATGGCACTGTATTATCGCCTGACATTTTCGCCGTTATTGCTGCCGGTATCGCCTGGATCCAAAACAACGAATATGAACCTGATGTTATCGCAATGAATCCCGCAGATGTTTGGGTTGCCCGGACCACTCAGGACAGCAACGGTAACTATAAAATTTCTCCGCTTGGTGTTGGTGATAACTTCGCCGGGCTTACCCCGTTTATTACCAACAAAGTTGCTGCCGGTAAAATACTTATCGGTACACGTTCCACAATTCAGGAACAGCACGGTAATTTCATTATCCGTAAGGGTACGCACGGGGATCAGTTCATTGAAAACGAATCAACAGTAGTGGGTGAAATTTTCAGTGTTTTGAAAACTCCAACACAGAGCAAACCTTCATGGGTATATCTGGATATTGCCACAATTAAAGAGGCACTTCAAAAAGTGTAACCAGTGGCTAAGTCAAAAAAAATGACTGCCGGGGAAGTTGTAAAGGCTGACCCGGTAGTCTTACATAAAAGTGGCAAAGTTACCATTATAGGTACAGGCGGGGGGCTAAAAGGCGAATATGTTGTTAGCTGGCAACTTGCCGAAACCCTGATAAAAAAAGGATCAGCAGAATTAAAACAATAACCAAAACAAACAAAAAAATGAAAAAGTTTATAATCTTTATATCGTTGATTTTCGCCTTTGCTTTTGCTCAGGCACAGAGATACACGTTTACCCCTACAACAAACGATAGTATTGTAGGGGCTGCAACTAAATACTGTACTCTTGCAAATCCAATTACAGGCCGATGGAATGGATGTGTTGAGGTAGCAATTACCCCTTCAATATCCAGTTCTGACAGTACTCACGTATGGCTTGAAGCCAGCATGAACGGATCAACCTGGTATCAGGTGAAGTCTACATTTGGAACTCCATTATTGAACGTTGGTACAGTTTACGCCGCCGGGACAACTTACGAATACAAGGCAAGGATGGGAACTACTGCCGCATCCTGGTTATGGTCGCCGCAGTTTTATTTTAATGCGCCTTACTACCGTGTAGCCATTCAGCACTTCAAAGCCGCTACTTCTGTTAAAATTACCCGTGCGTTTATTTACCTTAAAAAATAGTAGAAATGTCTTTGATTGATTCAACATATTTCAGAAACGACATATCTCTGCCCGTAGGGACATATTCAGATTTACAACAGTATATTGATAAGTATGAAAAGGAAGTGCTTGTTAATTTGCTCGGATATACGAATTATACTGAGATGGTTGCTGCGTATGTTGAATCAATTAAAGAAACTAATCCGGTAGCATTGCCTGCAAAGTGGGATCGTTTAATAAACGGGCATGTGTTTTCGTATAGTGGTTATTCTGTGAAGTGGAACGGTTTAATCAATACTGAAAAGGAATCCTTAATTGCATACTATGTTTACTGTCAGTATGTGAAAACACACCAAACGCAAATCACACAAACCGGAGTAGTACAGGCAAAGAACGAAAATAGTACAGTTGTTGACGGGGTTGCAAAATATGTCGATTCATGGAATAAGTTTGTTAGGCTTTACGGATATATGATGCAACCATTTATGGGGCTTTCGTGTTCGTGCCTTTTGTTTCTGCAATCGTTTGAATCTGACTATGAAGATATGTATCCTAAACTTTACGGTTTTACAAATCAGTTCGGTATATGACCTTCCCAAACATAGCAACGGTAATTGAAAATGTGGTAAAAGCATGCCGGGATTCAGGTTCTGATGCCCCATATTTTGAATACGGTCATGACGTTGAGATTGTCAATACGTTAATGGAGAAAGACCGACACGACATTTGGAAGTTGAAAAAGTACCCGGCTATATTTTTATTCATGCCGGTAACGGAAAGCAGAAACGAATTTGAATCAGAATGCGAAGTTAATCTCGTTTTTGTGACGGATACCAAACCGGAATGGAAAGCTAAAGACCGCGATCAATATGTTTTTACGCCGGTGCTTGTCCCTTTGTACAATTCATTTATGGCTAATTTAAAAAAGTCAAGCGAATTGTATATCAGCCAGGCAGACACCCATGAGTTTACAAAGCATTACTACTGGGGAAGTTCACAAACCGGGGCAAACGTGGCTAATGACTATGCCGATGCAATCGAAGTAAAAGGGTTAAAAATCAAACTATATCCGACCTGCTAATGTGTTATAATTGCGCTGAAAAAAGGAAACTAATACAAACGATTGACAGCCTTTTTAATGTTGATCGCCAGCACTGGGTACTAATCAAAAACAAATCTTTGCGGTTTGAAGTTATCCCGGCTACATCTTACGAATCAGTGAAAGCGGATGTCGAGTTGATTTACACCCCCGCAAAAATGCCCGAAACAAAAACAATTTTACAAACAATAAAAACAAAGAAAAAATGAGCCAATTTAATTCATGCGGCACTTTCATATCTTCCGGGCTTGGCGATTGCGCTGGGAGAATGCAGCCAATAATCGGCATACTAATCGAAGAAAGGGGAATATCCTACACCGAAGCCGAACTTGCAACAATCGCAAAAACAAAAACCGTTCTTTCACTGGCAAGCGGTATCAAAGGTATTTATTTGCCTCTTGAATCTGCAAAGGTTACAACTGATGAACCTTCCGTTGAAACTTCGCCAACCGGAGTAAAGGGTGTATTCCAGAACACAACCCCATCAATGAAGGTATTTTTGAAAGGTGCTTTTGCAGACTTCCAGAATATCGGTATGTTGAATAACACTCTCGTCGATATATCTCTTATCACAAACGATAAAAAGAGATTTATGACGAAACTATCGAACGGAAACTTTAAAGGATTCAGGGCACAGATATACGCAGCTCAGGGCTTCCCCGATGGTACTAAAGGAGCTGAAACATATCCGATAGATATATTCTTTCAGGATAACGGCGAGTTTGAACAAATGACCGATTACCAGATGAGCTATTCAGGTTCTGAAATCCGCGACCTGGTACCCGCCGGACTTGAAGTTGTCCTCGTTTCGCCTTACGTTAATTCAACAAAGAAATGCAGCGTTAAAGTTATGCAGCGTGGATCAAAGGCTGCTTATTCAGGACTTGATACCGTTGTTATTCTTGACAGTGCCGGAATCGCTGTACCTACCGCTGTACTCGGTGTTGGTGCTGCCGGTGTTTATGAGTTGACGTTGACGGATAGCGCAGCCGCTATCACATCAAGTGACTACATGGTTTTGCAGTTAAACAAAACAGTTTCCACATATGCAACTTTCATCACTCAGCCTATTAGGATTTACGGGGCTGATGCGTAGTTTTTAAAGATTGAGTTGGTTAGGTGAATGAGAAAAGGGGGGAGGTCTGACATTGCCGAACCCCTTTTAAATATGCGGTAAAATGGGAAAACTACACGACTTTGCTTTAAAACATGATGCGTTCACCAAACAGATTAACGGGCGAATGGTCGGGATTATTGACGGTAATCAGGATTTGCTCAACCTAAATAGGTCACAGTTAAGGCGTAGACATCTCGACTTATTCGATCAGAATATGGGGCCTGAATATAGTTTTCGGTATGCTGAATATAAAGGATTCAAAATACCAAACTTATACTTAACTGGTAACATGTTTAAATTAATGACAATTGAAACAAACGGTAAAACATTTGAAATTAAATCAGATGCTGACTACTGGGAAGACTTAAACGAAAAGTATCCGCACTCTTTCGGTATCCCTATTTCAAGACGACCACAAGCAAAACAAATCACAACCACTGAGTTAATAAAGCAATACAAAAAAGCATGTTATTCAAAGTAATACATACGTGCAATACAATGACCGTACGGCAATATTCGCTTTTTGAATCAAAGCGGGATTTGAAATTGCTATTCCGGTACGCTACATTTTTGCCTGTGCGGTTTTTTGAAAATCAGATCGAACAGTTTACCGCTGAATTTAACTCCCTTTTCAGCGAAGAAAAAACAACGGCGTTGTATGAAGAAATTGATAGGGTAGTGTATGCCAACAAAATTGTAATACTGCAAACACTTGCACAGGCTATTAATATGCACCTGGTTAACAAATCAGAGATTGACGTACTGAAATTACAGGCAGGTATAAAACAGGATCAAACCGATTTAGCATTGGCCGGATACATCGAACAGATTAAAGAAATTGCAGGCATTGAAATAAATACTTTAAACGATATTATAGCTTTTAAGGATGAACTCGAAAGAATGATTTTCAAATATAATGAGATGTATCCGCAACAGGAAACAAAGCCAAAAGGAATTAAAATTATGACTTTGTTTTTTACATGCTGCCAGGTGTTAAAGACAAACCCGGATTATACTAAAATGACACTTGTAGAGCTGGCAGAATTAAATAGGCAGGCGATTGAAGTAAACAGGCAACAGGAGGCGATGTTAGAAAAATACAAAGGATAAGCGATGGCAGAGATAAGTGAAATAGTATCCAAGGAGGCGATAAAAAGCATTGAGCAGGCCAATGTAGCTATTCAGGCTTTTGACAAGGAAATGAATAAATCATTGTCCGCTCTGGTATCGTATGCGAAAGAATTAAAGGCTTCGGGTTTGTCGTTTAAAGATTTGGCCGCCGTTCAACAGAAAATGGCAACGGAACAGCAACGGACAAACAAAACCGTTAAAGATGCTGAAAAGATATTGCAACAGGAAGCCGCAACGATTAAGCGATTAACGAAAGAGGGCGAAGCAAGGACAGCCGCAATAAACAAGGAAATTGCAGCAGAGAAAGCACATCAAACAGCATTGAAAGGGAGTGTTAAAACTATTGCAGACGCTGAGGCAAAAATAAAAGCACTTTCAAAAGAATTACGTACTAATGTTGACTTAACAACAAAGGCCGGGCAGGCTTTACGTGATAAGTATAATAAAGAGATTGACGCAAACACAAAGTTTATAAAAGATAATTCTTCCGCACTGGTAAAACAACGGATGAATATTGGAAACTATAAATCAGCATTTGATGGCATTGGCGAAAAAATTACCTCCGCTTTTTCAGTTGCGGGTATATTGGCTGCCGGTGCTGCCGTTGTTGGTTTCTTTAAATCATCATTTGCGGCAAGCGAGCAACAGGAAAAGGCAAATAGACGTTTGTTAAATTCTCTTAATCAAAATAAACAGGCGTATGAAGAACTAACAAAACAGGCAAACCGGTTACAATCTGAAACCGGTATAGCTGATGATGCTATAATGCAAATTCAGCAACTTGGAGCAAGTGCCGGATTTACAACGGAACAAATTAAAAAAATTACAGCCGCTTCGGTTGAACTTTCAGCAAAGAAAAACATTGACTTACAAAGCGCATACGACTTACTTGCTAAAAGTATGGTAGGAGTTGGCAAGGGGTTAAAATCACTTGGCCCTGACTTCGCTAATTTGACAGCCGAACAGTTAAAAAATGGTGCTGCTATTGATGTTATATTAAAAAAATATAGCGGATTTGCAGCTGCATCTGCCAGCGAAGCCGAAAAACTTGCTGCCAATTGGGATGAATTTAAAGAATCGGCAGGAACGGCTTTAGGTAGTGTTGTAAATCCCGCACTGAAAGAAACGAATGAAATATTAAATACAATAAATAATAAACAAGGATTTTGGCAAAAGTTTGCCACACTTTTAGCGTTCGGGGCTTCGCCCGGTACTGGTATTTCTGTTAGTTCATCATTTGATGCTAAAAACTTAATAGGTAATCAATCGGCAAATCCAGCCGCTTCAAAAGCTATTGAAGAATCACAAAAGAAAACATTTGAAGCACAGCAAAGGATTAAAAAAGCATATGCCGCAATTGAGGCAATGAAAGAGATTGACAACGCTACAACGGTAAAACAGGTAAAAGCACAGATCGACTATGTTAGCCAAATAAGCGAAAGCACAAAAGCCGGTTTTGCTCAAACTGAAATGATTATAGCTGAAAGTAAAGCCAGGCAGATAGCAACGCAATTA